GAGTCGTGCATTCGGCCGTTTACGTGGCCGGATTTTGACGCGTCCTATTCAACTTTTGACGCGATCGCTCTGGTTAATTCCCAAGGAGTGTTGGAGTCCACGAAGAACCGGATTCAGCAGTTCGTTCATCCCTCGGAGGATCCTCGCGAGAACTTCGCCGGTTTGTGCTTAGTCTACGACGAGATTCTCTCTCAGGGGGATTGTGGGACCGTTATTTTGGCCTCGTCGGGAGATCGTTGGAGGGTGGTCGGCATTCATCATGCGAAGATTACCCGCCAAACACTTAGACTCGGTACGGTTACTGAAAGTCGTGGTGTTTTGTTTTCGACTCTTCAGGTTGATACCGCGGGAGAAAGGGTTTCCGCCCAATTGCAGGCGGGAGCTATTATCCCTAGTATTGTTGATCCGTCTCTCGTGACTCCCCTTGGGTCAATTTTGCGTTCTGAGCTGTCTCTTGCTCTCTCCAAGGGCGCCCGAGTCACTCCGTACGGCTTTGATCCAAACCGTCGAGGTAGAACTATCACTCACTCCAAGTGTGAGCGTTCCATTCTGCACGATGAGTTTCTTCTGGATGCGGAAACCTATTGTGGCGAGGCTCGACCGCTCCAAGTTCCGGACATCAAAGGTCGTATGATTGGTGGTGTTTGGCAATCTGGTTATCAACATTCGATTATGGCCTATTCTGGTCTGGCGAGTGATTACCAGCTCTTTAACGCCGCTATTCTTGATTATCTTAATGGTGTTGACGAACTCGACTGTGCTGGTTATGCGCCCTTGTCGACAGAGGAAGCTCTGAAAGGCATTCCGGGTAGCGTTATTGGTCCAATCAATTTGAGCACTTCCGCGGGTCCCCCCCATGGAGGTGTTAAGACCAATTACATGACTCGAGAGATGATGTCTCCGAAGATCTATGATCAAATTGGAGAGATCGAAGAGTTGCTCGCCCAAGGTTTCATCCCTATTGTCGTAGCTGAGTGCACTCCGAAGGATGAACCTGTTTCTCGAACTAAGAATGAGACCGCGGACATTCGTATCTTTAACGTGTGTCCTGTTGCTTGGAACATTGTCTTGAAGAAGTATGTAGGCCCAATTAAGGCTTTCATGCGAGCGAACCCTTTCTTCTTTGAGTCTATGGTCGGTATAGACATGACTCGTGATGGGGGTCGCTTACTTCGTGAGCGCTTTCTTCTTTTTGATCCTCTCTTGGCTAATATTGTCGAGGGAGATTATAAGAAGATGGATAAATCCATGTCTGGGTTGGTCTGTGCTGCGGTTGCCGAAGTTTTTAAGCGTATGGCTGAGAAACTCGGCCTTCGTTCGGACCTTGTTCATGCTCTGGTCATATCGAACTTCCAGATTCTTTATTCGATTCAAGGCGATCTTTATCAGATAGGGGGTTCCAACCCATCTGGAAGTGATTTGACCGTTGAGGTTAACGCTGTTGCGAACTCATTGTGCCACCGGATGGCTTGGTTTGAGTCGATCAACTATCGGATGAGTAGTGAGGATCTCAAGGAGAGTCGAAAACCTCTCCTCACCTTTCGAAAGAGCAACGCTTTAGTAACTTACGGTGATGATTTTCTCTTGGTTCACGTTAGCCGCGTCAATCTTCCGGCATTGTTTCAACGTTTCTCGTTGGTCAATTTCAAAGTGACTGACGGGAAGAAGCGAGATTTACCGGATTACTTGTCTTTTTCCGAGGTTTCTTTTCTTAAGCGTCAGTTTATCGTCGAAGGCGAGGAGGTCTATTGTCCCCTAGCCTTAAAATCGATTTATCGGATGCTGATGATTCGCAAAGAGAGCAAGCTTCCAGTCAAGGAGCATATGGCGATTGTTCTTGAGGAGGCTATGAGGGAGATTTTTCTCCATCGCGAGTTAGACTTCAATTCTTGGCGGGAGCGGTTTATCGCTCTTGCCGAGAAATATGATCTCTTTTCGTCGCGTTACTTGCGTCTCCTTCCGAAGGAAACGTATCAATCGATGTGGGAAGAACGTAATTTTTCCACCTGGGTTTCTGGCTCCGAATTGGCCGAAATTCAGCCCTAATCAATTCATCACCCCTTTAATTAACAGAAAATGTCTGAACATTTATCTATTGTTCCCGCAATGGGCGGGCAAGGTGCTATTAGCGCCACAACACCAATCTCTCAATCGACTAACGTCCAGGCGGAGCCCACGGGTTCTACCTACGGAACGATGGTCAACGAAGGGAGTACGAAGAACGAGGTGG